AACCAGTTCCACCAGAAAAGCTCAGGCTTTGGTAACAGCCACAAGCTACTTGGATGGTTTGAATTGGTTGGGGACGGCCGTAAGCGCTGATCAGCCTCTAGCGTTCCCGCGAGTGGTCGAGGTGTTCGACCCTCGCGCTGGAACTGTGATATCGCTTGACGGCTCGACCGTACCGTCTAGAATTACGAAAGCTACCATTGAGTTGGCGTTCCATCTCATAAGCAATGAGAATATTCTAAATGTTCCCAGCGCTGCCAGTGACTTGGAAGTAGGCTCGATCAAATTAACAAATCTAAAGAGTTCGCCTGTCATCACACCACTGGTCAGTAATCTGATACGGCCGCTTCGGTTGAACGGTAATACGTGGTTTAGGGCTAATTAGGAAACAACAATGAAGTTGTCCTCTACAATTTCTTCAGCGGTGGACAACGCGTTTAAGATGATTGGCGATCTAGCTGTGGATGTGTCTCTTTCGAAGAGCACATCAACTGGCTTCGATTTCAACAATCTAGACGCTAGTGTTGCTGCTGGTAGCACGACAATAATCTCCGGAATAGTCTCGTACAAAAAGAGAGATAAGTCCGATGATGTCAAGCTGTCTGTCACTCTTAAATCTAAAGATGTCAGCGATTTTGGTGATTTCGATACATTGACTATAAGAGGTGTAACGTACACACCTGAGAAGCCGTTTATGAATGATGGGTATCTAACGATAGTAACTGTAACTAGGAGGCCTTGATGGGTAAATACTCTGATCTGTTCTCCAATGTATACTCTGTATTTGGAACTGTTGGATGGACTTCTGAGTCCGTTCCTACAGTGCCTAGCAACTTTACAGGCGCAGTAGACGACAAGGACTATATAAGAGTTTCAGTAATATCCGGCGAGCAGGGGTTAAACATGACTTCAATTAGCGGGATAGTTGTCGTGGATATCTTTGTCAAGTACGGTCTCGGGCCTGCCAGCGTCGGTGCCATAGCTGATAAGCTGGACAAATATCTTGTTGGTAAGACTATTGTGACCGATGGTACTACTCAATTCAGAAACAGTACTCTGACGCTATTGGGAATGGATCCTGATAATAATGCGCTATTCAGAGCGAAATACGAAATACCTTTCAATCACTTTGGAGTTTAAAATATATGGCTCACATTTCCACAATTGGTGCCGGTCTGTATTCTGATCTGTCTGTTTGCATAGATACTGTACAGATCGCTACGGCCTGGGCCTCACAAACCGAGGCTAACCTTAAGGCTTGTTTCGCAGCTGAACTCGCCAACGGTTCGGCCCCTACAGCCACTACCGGCGAATTTATCCGAATCAAGAACGTCAGGGAATTCCCTGCGATGGGCACTCCCCCGAACATCGTAAACGTTCCGGTTTATGGTCAGAAGAGTACTCAGCAGATTCAGGGGCAGTCTGACGCTCCTTCGATGGAGATCCAGCTTAACTACATCGGCACTGATTGGCAGAAAGCCGCTAACTATCTTGGCAACATGGTTGCTGATGGTAATCGTTATCTGTTCCGCTTTGCCTTGCTCAACACCCAGCCCGCCAGCTACGAGTCGACTGTCGGTGGTCTCGGTTCTACAGCTAATAGTCAGTACTTCTGGTTTGGCAAGATCGATTCGATCCTCGTTACGCCGTCGTTGACCGATGCTAACACCGCTACGATCGCTCTGACAATTCAGTCTGACGTTCATGGTGCTTATACCAGCTAATTGAGATTGAAGGGGCGTTGCAGGAGCAAACTGCGTATGCTTAAACGAGAAATACCCGCCCTTCCTAAAAGGAGTAATATGGCAGAGACATCTAAACCATTCAGCATGGGCTATGTTTTGAGAACCACGGCAAAACATATGCGTAAAGACGTGGACATCAGTATTCGTAAGACATTCGAGAGAGTGGGAGATTTTGCGGGTAATCCAGAGAAATCAAAAGAAGTGTTCGAAACGTTGGCTCAACTGCACGCCATGCGCAGGCAGATTGACGATTTTCAACTTCTTCATCAAGATAAATTCAAGGAGAAATAATCAATGGCTAGTCGTTTTGATACCAACAAGCTGACGAAGAACGTTAAATTTATGGGTGTTGACGTTGCTATGCGAAAGCTCAGCGTCGGACAGGTTCTTCAGGTGCAAGAAAAAGCGAAAG